CAAACTTGCTATACATCGCGTTCCTATCCGCTTCCGGCATGTTCATGAATATCTGGAACTTCTCCGGGCCAAGCTTCTTCTCCGCATACGCATAGAACCCAGCCATAGAGGTGTCGGGGCTAGCGGTTGGAGCGGAACCCTTGGAACCCGTGGAAGCCGTCGCTTGCCGGGGTGTAGCCGTTTGTGTCGGCATAGTCGGAGATATGACAGGCATCTGCCCACGGCTTATGTTCTGGTCCACGCCACGAAGCATAAGCCTGTCCTCCGCAGAGAGTTTCCCCGCCGCGGCTTGTTGCATGCCCGCCGCATAGGTCGCCCGTTGCTGGGCGGCGTAGGCCGCGCTGTTGGGGTCGACCGCTCCCGGCACTGCTGGTTCAGTAATCCCCCGCCCATAGGGACTAGGAGACTGGGCCGCCGTGGGAGCCGCGGATGCGGGGGGATTCTTGATGCCGTGGTTACTATTGGCCGCGGCGATGGTGTTCATCTCCTTCGCGTCGACGGGTTTGTTCGGGTCGTTGTTATTCATTGGACGGAGGGGGATGTCGGGGTTCGTCTTCGGAAGCACCTCGTCCATCGTCTTCTGCTTAATGGACTTGGCGGCGGGGATGCCCCCGCTCGCGCTCGTCTCGCTCGATATGTCTGTACGTTTGGTAGCCATGATTACATGAGGTTAAGTCCGGGGCATTGCATGATGCCGCCATTCTGAATAATGTTCGGAGCCTGATACGTTCCCTGACGATATTTGCGCAGGTGGTCATTCAGGTATTTGACGGCAAGGCCGTAGCTGTCCGTCCCCATTTGGGTGTTGCCCTGTTCATTATAGACCACGGCCAGCATCATCGCCTTCAATGCGGGAAGACATCCGGGGTAGATACGAACCTCCTTGTCCTCCCATGCCGCGTCATCATAAATGTTAAGAGACAGGCCGCGCAATGCGCACCGTGCCGAAACCGTCATGACGTTGCTCGCGGGGTTGTCGTTGATGCCGTTACTGCCAGACAATACCGAGTAGGTGCGGAGGTTCTGTTCATTCAGCCCCATGTCCAGCATGATAGCATGATAGCCGCTATCGTGCTTCGGATATTCGGAACGGAACCAAGTGTTGCTTTCGAACATGGCCCGGTCGATGATGTTGTATTTCTTACCGCTGGGCGACCATGCCTCGACAATACTATCATACTCTTCGGGCAGGGAGATAGAACCCCCGCGAGGGATTCCTTCAAAGTCCAAGGTATCCACGGAATCCGGGGATACCGTGGCCTCATTGAGCAGGAGGTTCTGCGCTTCCTTCAATATGCGTCGGAAGTCAACATTGGACTTGGATGGCGGCTGGTTTGTGATGAGCATACAAAGCTCGTCGCAAACATTGCGATAGGTCAAATAGGATTTAGTAATAAATGCCATGAGCTTTAATTGGGAGGATAGATTGTTACTTTCTTGCAAAGCATGCCGCCGTTCCATGGGGATGCGTAGTACGAAGTCACGGGTTTCCAGTCAGTCTCGGAGGTTCCGGCGAACGTGGTATTGAACGCACCGGGAAGCCACTTGGCATCCTGATTGCCGATTGTTACGGAGACATTCATGGGCGCATGGAGACATGCGGGCATACGGTAATCGCAAAGCGGCGTGGAGAAGTACCCGCTGTTCGTCGTGAACTGCGGTGAAGTACCTAGGCCCCAGCCCTTAGGCCATGTACCGTCAGGGGAGAATGCCTCTTCAACCACGGCAGTGCAGGGACCGGAATAGCTGTCCCTCTTCATCGTGGTCTGCGGGAAGTACTGTCCAGCATTCTTGCCAGAAAGGTCGGGCCTCGTATTCCACGGAACCCAACGAACTGTACCGAGCACGGCGGGAAAACTGTAGTTCATCGTCGTGGTATATTTTTTGTAGTACCCGATTCCCGGAATCTGCATGTAACTATCTACGGCGTAACAGGGGTTCACCCATTGGCGCAGGACGACGCGTTGAATTTTGTCGCTCATCGTGACCTTGAACGTATTGCCTCGGAGACTGCATATAGTGACACCGAACTGGAAGTAGGGGAACTTCGTTCCGTCGTAGGTCAGGGTAATCTTCTCGGCAACTGCGGCGTTAAGGACATAGTTCCCGGCACGGTATTTAGTCTTCGCGCCGTTCGATGTATTGACCGTAGGTTCCGGCAGGTCGGGTTGTCCTGTATTGCTAGTCGTGACTACCTCAATATTAAAGACCTCTGTCCCGTTGATGTGGATGGGGATGACTCCATTGATGGCATTGCCATTGGGGTTAATGACAATGGCGGTCATGTTCAGCTGGCCGTTCTCCACATCCAGATATACGTTGCCAATACCAGAGGGCAATGTGCCCGCGGAGAATTTCATCTCTGGGTTATATCCATTGGCTCGCTGGTAGATGGCAGTACCATCCATGACACCCAGTGGGAACGTCCACGGTGCGCTCGTTACGCCCTCCGCATAGAGGGTATCACGGATAATCGCTTCCATCCCAATCTTGTACTGGCCGTTCTGTGTCAGCCACGGACCGTCAGGGTTGGGGGCGTTGTAATAATATCCTGCTTCAATCGTGCCGGGGGATTGGACTTCGGGATAGCTGTTCTGGATATATATGTTCCACCAGCGCATACCCTTAAACCGGATGCCCACGTTCATACCTCGGTCAGCATGCTGGTTGTCCGTACTAAACGAGCCGAGCAATGCAAAAGTATTCGCGAACTGGGGGTAACTGGGGTCGTTCCATCCATTGATGAGGGACATGGTATGGAGCATACCCGTGGCCGGGACCGAATCCTCAACCGCAGTAAAGTCAGAAAGGTTATATCCGATTTTGGTCCACGGCGTGTCGGGGATGGTAATGGCTTCCTCGGTTTCCGGGGATTCCAGCTTCCGGCCATAGTAGGTATTGCCAACTGCGTCCGTGTATTTGGTGAATCCTTCCTTCTGCCAATCAGTATCGAAGTCAGTGCTCGGTTCGTGCACAATCTTCCGCAGTACAGGATAGACCTGATTGGTTATCCTATCAAACGAGGATTCCCAGAATTCATCAATCTGGTCGTAGGTGGTGCAACTTTTTCGCGTTTCCTTGTGGCTATATCCTTCATGTACTACCACAGAGGAATCTACACGCCATTGGCTACAGTTCTCGCTGGGGTCAGGAGGGTCAATCGCAGGGACATCGCCGTTCGCTGTCCAGTCAACGGACTGGCTAGTCGTCACGGTTGTGTTGATGCACCGGACAAAACGGGAATCTGGGTTACAACAATTACCGGAGAGGCTGTTCTGTTCCTCTTTCTCCGCAATGTTACTGTTCCGTTTGTACATAGATACAATGGTGTACATCTGCGTACTCGGATAACTGCCCTTGTCCCAGCCAGCACTAACGGGTTTATTGTCCAGTTCAAGTGTGGGCATGTGAGGAATGCGAGCCTGTCCCGGTTCCTTCCCTCCGCCATCGACGGGCCAAAGCGGCGCGGCCCAGACCTCCCTCGATAACTTAATTGCAGTCTGTGCCACCCATTCAGATTCGGGCAGGGACGTTCCCGGACCACCTTCATCCCACACCGTATCTCCCTTCTGCCAAATGTTATAAGGGACGAACTCTTTAACCACAGGTCCCGGCAGGGTTTTATACACACGGATGACCTTACGAAAGTACTTGCGCAGGTGTTCCTCTTCGAACTGGGCTACTTCTTCATATACCAGCTGGGCATCATATGCCGTGTAGAAATGCTGGTCATAGAAGTCAGGGTCAAGCTTTTCGTTGCTGGGGTCAAACGAGCCAAGAGGGAGCGGGGCATACGCGGAATCCGTGGGTTCCACCCATTCCCGTGTAATCTCGTAGAAGTCCTTCAGCTCTTCCGTGTCTGCATCCGGTCCCATGAACTTACCCGTAGCGGCAGTATCTTTCAACGTATAGCCGTCACGGATTTTCTTCATGTCCTGAATGTTATATCGGAACTGCTGTTCCGGCGGGACCATGTAGTAGAAACGATAAACGTGCTGTCTCGCCGCCTCATTGACGGGTTCGACATGCACGAGAACTGCATCCCGCATAAACGGGAGGAAGGTCGTACCTGCGGTGGGTACGAACGGCGTTCCCAATTCAATGGTAATCTCGCTGGGATTCTTGGCAATCCTCTCAACGAAGAACATCACGTTCTTTACCACAGGAGTGGGAAAGTTAATTATCGGCTCACCCATTGGCCTGTCAGGACTGAACCCATTGCGCCACGTGGAATCCGTGGTTCCAATGGGTATCGTCGGAGGCTGTGGGTTGGAGGCCGGAGTGTTAGGAATTAAGGCCACGATTTTTATTGGTTTGATAGAACGGCATGATTGCACCGGGAAGCGGGGGTGTCCACATCATGTGCACATGTCCGTTCAACGTTAATTGCATTGGTTCTCCCCGCGGAAAACTTACTGTTTCGCCCCGATAATAGGTGCGGTTCGTTCTCCTGTCAATAACATATCCTCGTATGACAAGTAATTTATGACTTCTCTCCGCGTCAATAATTCTTGGCAGTTGAACTTCTTCACGAGTTTTAACCTGTGTAACCGAAGAGGTAAGGGTTTCTCCGTCATAACGAATTCCTACTTTCCCTCGTAAAAAATAGGCCCATTGGTTTCTGGGCAGTTTTAGCTCACCCTCGCGACCAAGAGGAAGGGAGGCATAGAATTGATTCCGTGCATGAATCTTTTCGCCACACGCGCGAATTCGTTTTTGCAACTGATTAAGATTCTGGGTCAACTCGTTTTCGAGTTGTTCCTGCTCGGAGCTTTTTCGGAACAGATTGAATAGTTTCATTTCTGTCGGAGGGGGGGGGTGTATCTTGTTGCGAGATAGCGCAGAAGACGCGGTCGATTATCTCTTCATGGTCGCTTCGTAGATTGTCTATTTTTCCATGTAATTGGTCTAGAGAATCATCCAACTCGGATATAACTCTTAGAGCTTCTTGCAATAATATGAGAAAGGACTTCTCCTTGTCAAGACTAAACTCTATCTTTTTTGAGAGGTACTTATATGCCAGCTTTACTGCCACGTAAATAACCCCCACGAATACGAGATACGCGGGGGACATTTCATCGACAATGCGAGTGAGAAACAATGCCCACACGTTGCCGTCAGTAGCATTAAGCTGTGCGATGAAATTAAACATGGCGGCAAGGAATTACCTCACCGCCATGTTAGCATTTGGGATTTAATGGGTCAAGAAAATTCCCAATTATTTCCTTGACAACAGAGTTAGGGCGTAGGCATTCCGTGCATCGCATCGGTTCATCCAGCCCGTAAGGAACTTTTCCTTCGCCGGATTGGCCCTTACAATGGAATGATAGCGGGCACGACAAGCGCGGTCCAGCATGTCGAGGACTACCATTTCATCCCATGAGAGAATGGCACGCGTCCATGCGGCTTGCGTATTCTTGCCCCACTTACCATCAATAGCGAGGTCGAGCATGCGCTGGACAACTTTAGTCGTTCCCGCCACTCCCATGTTGAAGGTCATGTCGCGGAGCATGAATTCAATAGGGTAGCTTCCTGCAACTCCCTTGGCAACCAGTGGTTCGGTATTGACCAGTACATAGCGGAGGCATTCATCCCATGCCGCTTCTCTATCACCCCGGTCCATCATGGATTTGATTAGATTGAATTCCTTGGGTTCAATCCCATCACAGATACCGGCAATCTCCCACGTGCCGCCGCCGTCGCCAGAGGGGAGGCGAGTTACGCGCAGAGATTCCGGCCCGGTAATCTTGTAATCCTCCATGTTGAGAATCTTCTTGGCCATACCCTTGCGGACAAGCTCTGCCGGGGATTCCACGGGACCCACGGATTCCACGAATTCCGGGACGTCCATAGGTCCCACGGAAACCGTGGGTTCCGGTTGTATCTTTTTCCATATAGCATCAATGGTCTTATCACCAAGGATACCGTCGGGTGAAGTTCCCGCCCACTTCTGTATTTCCTTTATCTTGTCTTTCCTTGTCATTAGTTTTTTCTACTTTGATTCCGTCAGGGGTTAGCTTCCCCAATGAGATTTGAAGGTTAATAACGTTAGCCATCGACCGAGCTATCTCTTCGCCCCATTGCTTGAAATGAAGAGTGCCCAGCGGGGTGGGGATTTCGTTGGTAATTCCTGCGACAACATAGGTGTCCAACTTAACTCGAACTATATCCGAGGTTACTTCTACCTTGGCTTCCGTGGGTACGGGTTCGATTTCATACCACATGACATCCTGTATCTCTTCGTCTTCACTATCCGCTTGAGGGTAATGGACACGAACGACACCAGCAACATCCTCGTCGGACATTACCCGGAGGATAGACCCTGTTGGGATGCTATCCCCGCAGGTCCCGCATCTCCCCGTATCTACTCTGCGAACGATGTCCCCGCACTTAAATCTGGTCTTAACTTTTCCGGGTCCTGCTTTCATTTTCGTTTTTGGTTTTGTTTATATCTGGTAATATGACATGCTCGTTAAGGTCCTCAACGATTTGATTAGCCCAGTCCTCTACCTCACAGCACATGTCAACCTCTTGGTCGCCCAGCTTATATCTGGTAGGTATGCGGAGAACGGGCTGATAGTTGAAGAGGATGATAGCCTCGTCCCGTGTGTATCGGACGAAGACTTCATGTTCGGTCTCTTCCACTAGCTCAAACTCGTAGAAGGGAAGCCGCCTCCATGCGTTGTCTCTGTCCTTGACAAGGATTTCGAAGTTATTATCCTCAACCTCTTGAACATACATGAGGGAACCTTCCACTAGACCTAGACATCTCCCGGGATGTCTTCCTGTGTTGATGAACCGAACAAGGTCTCCCTTTTTGAATCTGCGTTTGTTAGTCATTGAAGATTGGTTGTTCCTTTTCGACGAAGGTAATCCCCGTGTCGGATTCTTCCGTCGTGCATTTCTTAATCTTGTCACGAAGTTCGATTGCCATTTCGAGGGCGAAGTCTCTTGTCGGAAGTCCCTTCTCATCCTCATTCCTGTGATAGGGGAACATAGCGATACGGTAGTTTCGATGAATCACCGCAATGATTCCTGCTCGCGGGTATTCCATTAAGAAGGTTTCCAGTAGATATTTATCGTTGGTCATTGTTGTTCCTTTTCGGTTTAAGTAGTTTGATTCCCTTTTCGGTTTCGATAATCATGCTCTTCTCAATTTTGTGGGCAATCTTCGTTGCCAGTTTCTTTGCCGCGTCTCGCGTCATGAAGCCCCGTTCGTCCCACTCTGTGTAGTAGAAAAATTGGGCAACGGCAATCCCATCATATTCCACTTCGAACCCGCCGAGCATTTTATTCTCGAAAATTCTTACTTTGTCATTCATGATTTATTCGTCTTGGATTGTATAGTCTGTCGGGTAAAGGTCAATGCCCCTTTCTGTCATAACGGGATTCGCGTGGATGAGATGGCGAGCAACCATCTTCGCCATTTCTATAGCCCTTTCGCGCGTGGGATAACACTGTTCCTTCTCGTCTCCCTCCCGACAATAGTTAAAGATGGCAAAGGTATCTCCCTCATATTTCACCTTGAGGATTCCTACTCTCTTATTATCTACAATACTAATCTCGTTGGTCATTGTTGTTCCTTTTAAGTTTAAATCCTTTTTTGGTTTTGATGGTCGTACTATTTTCAATTTTGCGGACTAGCTTCTCGGTCAGCTTCTTGGCTTGCTTCTTGGTGAAATGTCCTTCCTCGCCTTCCGTGCAATAGTAAAAGGCGGCAACGCAACAGTTTTCAAGCATGACCCGGAAAAATCCGGCAATGGGGTCATCTACGGTGGTAATATTTAGAGTGTCAGTCATCGGTGTTGAAATAGATTTGGTTAAGTGATACTCCCTCGATGGTACAAACTGTCCCTCTGCTAACTACGTAGCGGGCAATCTTCGTTGCCAGTTTCTTTGCGGAATCTCGTGTCATATATCCTTGTTCACCAGAGCCAGTGCAGTAAAGAAAATCTGCAATGACACTTCCACAGTGAGTTACTCGGAAGAATCCAAATCCTTTGTCTTCTAAAATAGCTACTTTGTCGTTCATGATTTATTCGTCTATACGTTTGCGGTTTCTATTTTTTGAGGGTCGCCGGGAATGGCAATCTCCCAACAGAAGGAGGCGATGAAATCGTTGCGAAGAGTTACCTCTTCTCCGACTTTATACCATCCATCGGGAAGGAGATAATCCCTCTTCATATCAATGGCGGCTCCTGCCTCTATTGGTTCCAACGCCATGAAACGGTAGTCCCATTCGCCGCTCTCGGTCTTAAAGGATTGCAGGATGAACCAAGGGGTAACGTCGGCGGCTTCATCCCCATCTTCGGTTTCCTCCCCAGTAGACGTTCCTACGACGCGGGCACAATAACCGTTCCTCATGTTCTCCAAGGCAACCCCGAAGGGCAGGTTGAAGTGAGAGAGGGAATAGGCAATAACGCCCCATGTCAAGGACCGGGCGCGGGAGCAAACCCCGTCAAGCCTTGGAAGTACCGTGGCTATTACTTCGGGGTTGCTCTCCGGGCCGTCGGAACAAAGAAAAAATTCTCGGACGCGAGTTGTTGTAGGCATGGGTTCTATTAGACGTAATTGTTCAGTAGTCCGTAAATCTTTTGGGCACTCTGCTCGAAGTCCTCTGCCAGTTTCCTTAGCGCGGGTTCATTCCCGGCAATGGTGTAGAGGTAGGGAACGATGTCATGTAGGATGACATTTCTGTACAGGATAATGCAATTAGTAGAAGTATCAGGCAACACGGGACGCACCAGCATGGGCTTTACCATCCAGTCGCGGCCATGTAGTCCGAGATAGGTTTCAATGAAACTGTCGGCAATGCCGCCCAATTCTTCTACCGCATCGTCGTATCGTTCATGATGGAATCCACTACTTGTCTGGTAATGGAGGACCTTCAGGACGGGGTAGAGTTGCAGGATGTGGGATAAATCAAGTTGCATGGTTAGATGATTTGAAGTGTGAAGGGGAAGGTGCGGGTCCAGTCAACCGTATTGGAGAACTCAACAGTCATCCAGTAGGTCCCGACAGGATATTCGGCAGGGTCTAATTCAAAGATGTCCGTAGGAAGGATAATGGTGTCAGCAGTGCCTCCGGGTTTCACCGAGGACGTCATGCCAGACGCGACTGTCTTCCATACAGGCAAGGCTCCGGCGTTGAGCGGGGCTAACTGAATCTTCCATGCAAAGGGGTTTGACGGGGAGACGTTGACAAGAAGAGCAGAGGCATGGGAGAAATTAAACCGGAGGTCTCCCTTAAATCCTGCACCGAGAGGGAGGATGAGAGAGGACATTCCATGCTGAACTTCCAACGTGGGATTTACGCTTACCTGTTCGTAGTTCGCCTTGCGAATAAACTGTCCGAGGCTTCCGTCAAAATATAATTGGTTTGTGTTCATGGTGTGAATGAAGATTAGATATTCTGTTTGGGTTTGTCAACCATAATCTGCACGCGGCGCGGATAATCCGCGGAGCATGGAGCGGTGCTTGCGCTCTTTTCCCAGCCGCGTTTCACGGCGATGTCGAGAACCTCCTTGTCGTATTGGTAGTCGAGGCTCACTCCGAAGTGTCCGGCGAACGCGTCATGATAGACATAATAGATACTTCTCATTTTCTTAATGGCTTTCAGGTCGCTATCGTGCCGGAACCCCCACACACTACCGTCAACTATGCTGGTCCATGCAGGGTAGTCTTCGATGGCCGCCCGCTTCATTCCCATGTATGCGGAGATGAAGATGACATCCTTCTCGGTAGCTATCTGGCTAGCCATAACGTCGAGAAGGTCCGCTTCGCGCACCGGGCATTGAGTATCGAGCACCATGATGTCCATTCCCGCATGCTCTGCGGCGATGGAGAGGATGGCTTCATCGGGTGCGTCAGGGACGCGGGCAACGTTCAGCCCCTCCGCTTTGGCCCATGAAAGAACGCCAAGGTCCTCGGACATGACGGTAATGCGCTCGCCGGGGATGTGCAGGGATTTAAGATAATTGACCGTGTAATGGATTAGGTTTGATTCCCTCTCCGGCCAATGAAGGGAGGGGTTATACGCGCTAATGATGTAATGGAAGTTATTGTCCATGCCCGCCATCATACACAGAAGAAGATTCTGGTCAAGAAATTTTTAATTGGTATGACACAACGGAGAACCCACGGAACCCATTGTGACCATTTGGCCGTGGGTTCCGTGGGTTCCGTGGGATTTAACGTCCTGACATTTCGATGTACGAAATCGATAAGCCAGTTGTACTGCTACATCAAAGTGTCGTGAACTGTAATCCCTTAAACCATTGATTCATTTGGGAGATTTCGGGAGCGGCAACGTAGGGGGTCCAACAGTAATAACTTCCAATGCAGTCAACTTCTACTCCGCCTATCGTGGTGTTCCATGTGACTGTTCGCATGGAAGCCTTATTCCCATTCCCCCAATATTTAATGGGGTAGCCTACATAGGCAAGTATCGCAAAGGTCTGCCATACACCAGAGGATGTTTTTCTCTCATACTTGAAGCTTAATCCGATACTTACATCCAGATAAACTGCTCCACTTTCTGGTTCAATGTACCACATGTTATCCATAAATCCGCTTCCATAATGTGGTCCGTATATACTGTTTTGGTATAGCCAGCCATCGTCATAGTAGGGCCAATCGTGGGCTTCCTGCAATGTGACTTCATGCGGAGTAATTTCAGTTCCTTCCGGCACTCCCTGCCATGCGAACCAAAGTGCTGGCTCGTATACTCGATATTGAGTACGAGCATCGACGCCTCCGGGAATGCCATCCTGACTAGGCAACTTCGCCGGAAGCGCGATGGAATTAAATCCTTTCAATGTGTTGAAGACTTTCCACGCGTCCACAAGGTTCTTGCACTTAATCCCCGGTTTATGCGTTGCGTTTGGTGAAATAGCTACGGCTCGACCTAGAGGTACAGGAAGCCCGGAAACCGTGGGTCCTTGGGTTCCATACCACAAACTACTTTTATATTGTTCAGTGTAGTCAGGATTATTCTTCCTCATTAAAACCGAAATATCCTTCGACGAGTTCGTGGGGAGTAAGAGGTGAGACTTCATGGTGCTACGGTACTTACTTCTGCATATTGCCCAACATGTCCGCTTACTCCGTCCACGTAGCCACTATACCAGACGGCGGCCAGTCCAGTATTGACCAGCTGGGATTTCACGGTTGCGTCGAGACTATTGTCCTGCGGGTTTCGCGTTACTGTCAGGATGGCAATCGCGCATTTGCTCTTACCCGTTCCCTCGGCACTCTCAATCGGAGTGATTACCTCCTTACCATCCCACGGCTTATCATCAACAACCAGCTTGGCGTTCGTCACGGTATTGGCGGGCCAAGTGTATTCCCATTCAAGGAGTACGGGAAGTTCACCATCGGTTACGATTTCCTTCTTAGCCGCCCCGTCTTTGAACCCGTCAATCTCCACCTTCTTCCGTTCGGTATCACGGAAACCGCCCGGCTCGATAACTGCGTAGGTATGCCAGTTCTTGTTTGCGTCCTGCTCCTTAGTCGTCGTGACCTTGTATGGGAACTTGCCGCCACCGCCGCCACCTCCAATGAAGATAGCACCTCGGTGAAGTTGCTGGATATATCCGTTCCTGCCCTTGCTCATCCTCGCAATGGGGACGGAGAAGTCCGCGCTGGTATCTTTCTTGCTACTTACCGTAGAAGATTTGCGGTCACTCTTTACGTTTACGTACCAGATAATATCCTTATCCAATGGTGCCTTCTCTCCACTATCCACTGCCTTCAACGTCCCCGGCGCACCACCAATTTCATGCACCTCATTATCATCAATGACAACACCGCAGGTGTACATGACCTTTGCGTTAGGCCCGGAATCCTTTGGGTCATACACGACGGAGAACATGCTCTCTTCCCGGTTGCGCATGAGGGGGTCATCATTATATACCGGAGTATGGAACGTCCCTATATCACTATCCCCATAGACAGGGGCAATCGGGTCCGGCATCGAATCAAATGGCGGGGCCTCATTAAACATCTCCGTGCCCACGGGAACCGAGGGTACGGGATGATTAAAGAGGTCAGGAGCTTGTGGAATCTCTTGATACTCTTCTGCCATATTATTTGCAGTATTCTTTGGAGGGAATTACTACCGGACCTGCATCCGTCTTGGGCTGTTCCTGCGTAAAGGTCAACCTTCCGGGACTAACGATTACACAGGATTCTCCATTGCAGATAACTGCGCGGTCCTTACTCACATCTGCGTAGGTGCAACTACTCTGCCCCAATGCTCCAAACATGGCTAAAGCTCCAAGGGCGGCACTAATAATCCCGGAGATGATAGTCTTGTACTTGCCGGGTACGCCAAGGGCGACGCAGTACTTCGCCGTCAGCTGGGCAAAGATGTCAGCCTCTCCCTTGATTAGTTTGCCCGCCATATTCATGTAGGGCTTCTTCTTTACCGCGGTGAGCTGGTCCCACGGGGTTGGAAGTTCAGCCATGCTATAGAGCTTGGCCGCGACTTCTGCCTGTTCATCGAGATTGTTCTTTTCCATGTTGTTGATTAGATTGTGTGTGGCCGGAAGATGTCACGACAGAAAGTGATACCTTTCGGAGTTAGTTTACTTTTAGTTTGTTTCCTCGACCCCCTCACTCCCTCGTATTCAAGATACCCCTTTTCTTCCAGCTTGCGCAGGATAGAGTAAAGAGAAGATATGGGAATGCGAGTGCCCTCACTTATTGTCGGATTCTCATGTTTCTGCTCGAAGCCATTGGCGTGCATGTACAGAAGGACACGAACATAGTCGAGAGGGAGCGAAGGGTCAAGGAGGTCAATATTCAGAAGGAGACCGAGCAAGGTTTGTTGATTGCTCTGGCCCTTCTGTACGGTTCTGGTTGTGGAGTAGGTCGTTCTCATACGTCAGAGCTATCTAAACCTAAATGGGACAACAAGTCAACCAGATTGTACGCGAATCGTGTCCTACGACCGCGAGGGTCGCTATCATCACGATACCGTACACGTTGAACTTTGCCCCGCTTGAATAGGGTGGTCAGATACGCAGGGGACTTTAGTCCCGTAGATTCCAATGCGGTAGCTACATCAACGTACCCTTCCGGGATACTGTCATATAGGCCTTTGACCTGCATCTGAATATAGTCATTGGCTCCTTCCCCTTCCCAGTACATGGTGTGGCCGCAACGAACGTGTTTGACCTTCAATCGGTTCAGGGCGTGAATTACCCACACGGAGCTTCTCCCAATTTTATCGGCAATCTCCCCGGTGGCAATGTAGCCCTTCGGTATATTCTTTACCGGGGGAGTACTATGCCGTGGCCTCCGTGGATGTTTCAATCCGGGATGGACGATTAGTCCTCTACTATTGGTTCTCATGCAGGGGTAAAGTCGTTGTCGTTATTATTGTTCTCGATGATGTAGTAGAAGAGAATACCGAGAAGGAATCCGATTAGTGTGTACATACGTTTAGCGTGAGAGTTTCGTTGCATGGTTCAATGCGTCATTGGGAATTAGGAGAATTTCATCCGCGGTCGTATATCCACCGTTATATGGTACGACGAAGGAGAATCCATCCGCGATGAGCTTGTCGATAAGCTCTGTGTCCGAGAGGATAGCAAGGAGAGCCGGGGACATGAGTTTCTCTCCAAGAAGGAAGTTACGCAGTTGTTTAATTTGTCCAATGTATGGAAGGTTCATGAGATGAAATGTTATGCGGCGAGGTCTCCCTCCGCGATTAGTATGGAGTTAATGGGGAGGACGAATCTTCCCCCGCTAATGGTTATCCAGTGGTTGTTCATTTTTCTTGGGACTTCATAGTTAATACGAAGCTATTCCAGTGGGCCGCCGCTTCTTCGCGAGTGCGGCCATGAATGGAAATGCTATGAGGAAGAAGCTTGGCCCCGTTGCAGACGACGTAGCAATGTTTCTCTCCGGGGTAGATGGCTTCCTCTACGACCTCCGGGATTTCTCCGCAGTACGGGCAAGGACGTGGATGGGCATTGCATTCGTTCACGAACCGGAGGGCCGCTTGCTTCACTCTTTCGGTAAACATATCAACAATATGCTGTGGCACGATTCCTTTGATTCCGGAACCCACGGTGCCTTCGTCCCCGGATTCCGTGGCTTCCTCGTAGTTCAATGGATGGTCCAGCCCCTCGTCGAAACAGGAAGCACAGGGTCCCGTGGTTCCGGGCAAGTCCCCGTACTTACAGGTAGCGCAGGGGGAGAGGACATCCTCTTCATCCTCTTCCGCTTCTTCATATTCCGGGTACTCAATTCCCCGCTCCTGTTGGCAATGAGAGCATGGAGGATTGCAACGGAGGTTATCCCGGTGAGTGCAAGTATTGCACGGTTCGATGACATCATCGTTCTCGTCCGTACCTTCGGCACATGGCGCAGATTCATCTGGGGTATAATTCTGATAGCCGTTGCAGGAGATGCAGGGTTCCTCTTTGATAGATACCCCCTTATGTTTACATGTCAGACAGGTAGGACCAGCCATCTTGGCTTCCTTCTGCTTTGCTTCTTCCCGCTTCATCATCTCCATCTCTACCAATTTGTTGGTATCGGAGGTGAAGCTGGGAAGTCCGGGAGTGAGAGCACACTTCTGGCAGGGGGATTGCACCAGCAAGGTATCACGGAATTTGCAGAGGGAGCACCTCCGTGCATCCTCGCTTGCCGCGGTGTCCGTGGATTCCGTGGGTTCACTGGATTCAAAGTGGCTAAAGTACATGTCACAACTGGCGCAGGGTTCCGCGGTTTCAGGGAGGTCACGATATGCGCAGGTCCAACAATTTGGTTCGTCGTTCATTTTCTCTTGATGTGTTTCTTAATGGTTTCGATTACCCACAGGGTGAATAGGGCGAGTGCGCACAGAGCAATAGCACCCCATGCGAGGATGTCAGTAATACCAACAAATATCGTCATAGTTAGTCGATTAGTTTAAGGTCAAAGAACATAACGGTGTTGAAGTAGTTGGTGGTCACTCCATCGATAGCTACCCAGCCGTCGCTGTCTTCATCATCGTAAACCGCGTACTCCTGATAGGGCATAGGCTCTTCATCGTAGCTTACCCAGCCACGAGGAACGAATTGTACCCTATCCCCTCTCTTGAACGGTCGCCGGGGTTTGGCGGTGTTATTGCAACCAGCGCGGACAGATTCTTCTGGTGCATCTAGAATTTCCTCCATCTGGTTAGCAGAGGCCCACTCCGCTAATCCTCCCGAATAGCGTACCTTGTACGGGTAGGAAGAACGTTCGTTGTCGATTTCCACGACGCGACCGCAAGGGCCGTAGTCGACGCGGACAATCATTCCGAGTTTTACTTTGTTCTTCATGGTTAGAATTTGATGTTTGGGTATTCGCGGTAAAGTCGATAGCGGGTCATCCACATGAAAACCCCCGTGGTTATGTAGTTAGATACAACAATAAAGAGATACCATGCGGCAATCCATGCGGAGATAAGAGAGAGGACATAAAGCGGAGGTGCGGGAAGAGTGAAGAGGCACTCGGCAATGATACTTACAGTTAGTCCGATTAGCCCAAAGATAACCCACTGAACCGAGGTATTGAAGATATGGTTGTATATGTTCTCCATTTCCTTGCGCTCATATAGGGTATACTCGCTTCCTCTCGTCCGGTAGCTATTGGTCTCAATGCCAATGAGCTTCAAGTGAGCTTTCAGCCTCTTGGCCATCTCGGTGAGGGCAGTACCTCCTAAGCCGCGGAAAGCTACACCCGCAAGCGCGAAAAGGCCCGCAAGCGCGAAGTATTGTGTGGTTGATAGATGCAATGCGTTCATGATTGTTCTCCTTCATGGTTACTCGGCTTGCTCCATTCCCCACGGCCATTCAACTATCCTGCCGGGTTCAATGCTTCGTCCGTCTTCCAACAGGATGTGCATGGAGACGCGGGTTCTTCCTGCAACGATTCCGGTATGCCGACGGAACATACCGTCGAAGTACTGGATTTCGGCACCGGGTTGAAGACGCAGAACCGGAGGACAATGGTCAATGAAGAATCGAGCATTATTCCATGCCTCTTCATACGCTGTCTCCGGGTCATCGTTATCACATCCTTGCACGGCCAGTGAGCAACTCACACATTGAATGAACTCGTAGTTACCCTTCCGTCTTTCTTCCAGCAGACCCCCGCAGATAGGACAGAACAGGGAAGGTTGTTCTTCCTCTGGGGATGCCTCATCAAAGGCCTTCTCAACTACTGCTTGCGATTCTTCGGATTCATCGCGAAAAGAGAATTCGCTCTTGGTAGGAATGTTCGTTGGGGCCGTGGTATTGGCTTTAACTATTTTCGGGCTAAGGTCTGACATATAAACGTGTGTCAAGCCATTGGCCTCGTCAATAATAATCTTGGTTATCTGTTTGGTGTTTGATGTCTTGGACATGGCACCACCATATAATAATTTTATTATTTGTCAAGAAATTATTTCAATAAAAATCCCCGGAGGGGTTAGCCTCCGGGGCGATGTGCTACTTGCGCTTCCAGCCAAGTAAGTCAAGAAGTTCGAGTAAGCTCATGATTATCATCCTTTTGTGAAGAAGTTAAAGAAGGATAGTGTACCACTATCAGTGAGTACGAACTGGGGATATTGGTCAGGGGTAAATATTTTTGTACCCCCGGAATCCCCGGTAGCCTCGACAGTCAGAAGGACTGCGGGCACCCTGTCCGTCGGGCTGGAAGGGGATGGAATATCTCCCAATCGTGCCCAAACTTGGCACGCTTGCCACTGTTCGTCAAGAGCGGCAATGGCCTCGATAGCCTTGGCTATTGCAGGTATCTGCTCCTCCGGAACTGTGGTCTCATTGTACTGGTCAAGGTGCGTAAAGCCCAGTGCGTCCGCGTAGATTACGCTCATAATGAGCTTTGTCCAGTCGCCGGGCTGTGGGAATTGAATTTGTATTTCTGCGTTGTTCATGCCTGTTCAAGGGGGATGTTAATATCTTCGAAATCCGTGGTTTCCTCGGATTCAATGGCATTGACGGCCATTGCTTCCAATGCGTGATAGGTTGGATTGGTCAATCCATTGGAATAAAGGTGCCTGGTGCCTGTGCCCGCGTCGGCTGAAAGGGCATATGTTTTCTCATTGCGCGCGTCAATAATCAGGGTGCTTACGCCTGTTCCTGCCTCGAAAGCGATGAAGCCGCGGAGAGAAGCTATCTTGAACAGGGTATTGGTACTGCCGCCTCCCAGCTCCATATAAAGAGCCGCCTTTTCCTCCCGCACTGCTGTACTCGGCGGCCCGCTCTGCATGTAAATAAGCCTGTTCAGCCCGTTTGGCATCAGCTCATTATGGCCTACCGGAAGAAATACGGTTGTCGTCTTCACCTGCCAGTGTCCAACGGACTTTACATAAAAAATTTCCCTTACTCTGATTTCATACCCCTTGCGGACAGTATCGTAAGGAGTATTGATGGTAACATCTACGATTTCCCCATGGTTGACGGCCAAATCGTTCCCCGGAATCATGGAATAAGAATCCATCGTCAACCCGGTTCTGTTGGTTTTTGAGCCGCGGCCTAAGCCAAAAGTAAATTTAGCGAAGGCTGTCGCGCTGACCGCAAGGGAAAATCCGCACACGGAACTGTAATTAAATTGACCGTTAGGCCCTATCAGGGGAATAACCGCTGACCCGTACGCATTGGAATCGGCAGAAGCCGCGCCCACTGAAAAACGTTGCATCAACCCGGCAAGAGTACCGTTGGAAGCTTTAGAAATGGAACCCGTGACTGTGGTCGAACTGGAATTAAGGTATATAGGCTGAACCAACGCCGACATAGCACCGGCCAATCCCAACGCATAAAAGCGATTAACCGCCGCCGTATCCGTCGGTGCACCCACGGTCAGAGGGATGTTGACGCCGGCGTTGGCATTGGGGGTTTTGCTGAATGTAAAAGTCCCGGTCACGTTAGTAAAGCCCCCCAGTCTGACCTCGGTATAGAAAAAAGCGGGACCGCGGTGGTTTTCCTGTTTGTGAAACCACAGGTTCCCTGCCCCATCAAAGGCCATAGACCTATCATTGATGCTGTTGGGGTCAGTTACGGAGAGGTACCCATTGGATTCTTCGTAAAGTATGGCTCGCGTAGGACCGCTCTCCTTGCCGAAGAGGATGCACTTCATCTTCTCGCCAGTGGTGGCAACGAAGCTAATGCCGTCATCAAAAGTGGTGGGGTTTTGGAACTTGACAGGAATCGCAACGTCCATGTGGGAAGCGTTCGTCCCCTCAATGACTGCGGCTCCGTTACCATTTCCGCGGATTTTCACCGCGTCATCCCCTTGTCCGAGAACTAAAGGAACTTCGTTTCCGAGAACCAATCCCGCCGTGTTGGTGAAATTCCATGCCCCGGTGATATTCTGGTCTAGGGAGGGGTCAAACCCCGCACCCTCACCGGAGCCTAAACTAAAATTTCTGATGGAGACAAAGTAGTCCGCTTCTTCAATCGTACTGCCGATAGAAAGAATTGCGGAAGTTTCAGTTGCCACAAAGACCAGCTGGGCAGTAGTCTTGCCGCCAGCGAGGAAGGCCTTAGGATTGTTGTCGGCTCCTACACTAAAGAGCGCATAGCTGAATTCCGGATTAGGCTTCGTTTCCATCAAGCCGCCCAAGTCAGGATGCACATTGATAGAATAGAGCTTACCGCTTTCGAGGTTGGAGATTTTGTAGAAACCTTCGGAGACAGGACCATCACCGTCCAGCGGGAGGGCCTGATACTCTTGGTTGTAGTCGAACCCCAGCGGGTGAAGTGCAATCGTCGCGTGTGCACTTTCGACGGAGGCGTTCTTGTCCTGTGCGTTAGTGGGGACGACGAAGTACTTACCGTTGGGAGATGCAATCTCAATCACCTGTCCCGCGACCGAACCATTGATGATGAACTGTTCCGGCGTAATGTTGGACCACAATTCGTCAGTAGGAGCGGTAGCGGAAAGCTTGAAGAGACAGGGAGAACTGGAAGCAAGAAGCCACGCGGTGTGCGTGTCGGCATCGCCCAGCTTATAGGTTACGCCCGGCGTAATAGGAGAACCGTTGACGTAGTTTTCAATATTGATTTTAGAAGAACGTTTACGTGCCATGATAGTAAAAATTTGGGGCTGAACCCATAGAAGTTTAGCTCATGAGTTCAGCCCCGTCAAGGTTTAATTATTGGTTATGCGATATTTCCAACGAAGGTAATCACCACAGTCCCTTTAAAGGTCCCGGCATCACCGCCCGTAGGAATCTGGAACGAGGCAACGGCGGCTCGCTGTCCCGCACCAAGAGCGGTTCCCTGTGAAAAGATAAGAGTTCCTCGAAGGTTCTTACCAGTCACAATACCCTGTGAGGCCGTGAGAGGAAGAAGACCTTGCGCCCCTGCTTCCCCAACTACGTCGGTAAGGACTACGTTCTGGTTCTGGATAGTGATGTTGCCATCGTATTGGAATTCAGGCGCGGTGGCCTCTGTCACGAAGTCCACGCGGTAATATCCGGCAGGGGTAGGACCTACAAGAGCTACGTCGGAAACGGTGTCCGAAATGGTCGTAAGCTGGGGAGCGGTAAAACCCTCAACCCCCTGTGCGGCTACGATGTCAACGTTAGCCTTTACTGCTCCATCTACGTATACCCACGCTTTCGTACCGGTGGAAGTGAAACGAGTGGTCCCTGCGGCAGTTACAAACGGAGGTTCTTCTATTGCGTCTGCAATGGTATCTCCTGTCTTGACAAATACGGTTACAGGGACTTCCGCACTTACTTTCAATTCGTACCCCGTATCTGCGACTAAATCACCGATACTATACCACTTGTCAGGTGATAAGTCTGCGGGAAGAGTTGCTTCTTCGGGAGCCGGAATTTGGTCAGCCTTCATAGTCAAGGTAATCTCCGCGCCCTCAAGGGCATCGATGCGGAGGTAAGCGTTAGTCTGACCACCTTCCGTCGCGAAGTAGAAAGCACGGCCAGAAAGATACCCTTCGGCTTCCAACTGCTCCAACGCCTCGTCTTTCGCGATGACCACATGCGGGCACTTGGTAGACGTGACAATAAACTTATACCGAGTAGCCTCGGTCAGTCCGGTAAGCTGATAGATTTGCCCGCGAGCGATAGTTGCATTCTCTGCGGGAATGGGAAGATTTACTACTGCCATAATTATTATTCGTTAAGAGTTTGCTACTGTTTTAGCTTGATGAATAAGGGGAGTTAAAGTTATTCCCCTATTCACGGGAATGTGCGCAGTATCCGACGCAGGGATAATAATATCTCCATCATTCACTAATACACTTTGAACACTATTTTCAACATCAATACCGAAGTAAAGAACTTCGGGTTGATTAGTGGGAATAGACACCAAGTGCTTAACTCCCATAGCTACGGGAATTGTTTGCACCACCAGAGGTGTTGCGGCACGGACTTCTAGGGTTAATACGGTCCCCGAAAGAGATTCCGTAACAGTTAAATTCCCGGCGGCTTTGAGATGTGCTTTGAACTCCCGGTTTACGAGGGAAGAACCTTCGGCAAGGGTCTTCTCGTCCTCCGTCAGTTTGACGACAGGAACTCCCCTATCACTGGTGATAGTAATAAGAAAGTCTCCTTCCTTGCTGGGAATGAGCGTATTCTCAACTCCTGATTCGAGGACAACTGGTTCTGTAGTGGGAACGTTGATTTCCATACTAGTTAAAAAGGTTATGCTCCAAAGCCAGAGGCGATAATAGAACCAATGTCGGCTCCTTCTGCCAGTTCTTCGGCTTCTTCGGTTTCGGTTTCCTGTTTGGGAGATTCGGTTTCTCCTTCGGTCTCGTCCTCGTCGTCGCTATCATCGTCACCTATTTCTTGGTCCTCGATAGAAACAATCTCAATAGACTTGCCGTCATCTGAAACAACGCCAACTCCCATGAGCTGAACATCATCCCCCGGTTTAAGGTCTCCAAATTTTTCAGGGTCATACGTAATCTTCATGCAGATAAAAATTGAGGCGAGCGGGTTCATCCCGCCCGCCTCGGTTTAAGGGTTATAGGTTTAGGCTTAGAGGCCAGATACTACTGCAGGGGTACTTACCAGAGAGCCAACGGGCTTACCGTCAGCACCGACGAGTTCGCGGCCAGCGGTCGTGCGAATGTGTCGGATGACTACACCGTGACGCGGGAAGACAGGCATCGGAGCGGCAGAAAGTGTCGCGATGAACAGGCCCTGCGTACCCATGTAGTTACCGCCGTTGTCCTTGTTGTTCACCCAAGTCAGCTCACCAGCGTAAGTCACAGGGTCCCACTTGGCCTGACCGTAGGCAGACACCGGACGAGGAACGAGGGACTTGTACACGTCCTTCACAAAGATAATCGTATCTTCGTAGGGGGCGTTCATGTACGCGGGGTTCGGCACATAGCGGTTACCAACAGTCGTTTCCACCTTGATATACTGGGGAACTTCCACCCACTTCTGACCAGTCGGCTTGCTGTCGTCGAAGGTGTAGCGGGGGTTCATGTTGTCCACGATGTAGGTAAAGCCCTTGTACGTCCACTTCACGCCCAGCTGACGCAGGAGAGTAGCATCCTTGCCTTCCGCGGCCTCTGCGAAGTTCCAGTCCTTGCGGATAACTTCGTTGTGACGCAGGATGAAGTCCACGGTGTCCTTAGACGTGTAAGCCAAGAAGACAGGGGAACCTTGGTCCATCAGAGCGGCAGATTCGCCAGCACCTTCATTGATGAGCAACTGCCAAGCTTGGTTCATCAGGTCATCATTCAGCGCGGCTTCGGGCTTAACTTCCGGCATGGAGTTAATATCGTTGTTCACGACATCGAGACCGACAACACCCGCCTTCGTGGGGATGAGTTTGTAGCTGGCGATTTTGATGTAGCTCTCACGGTAGAAGCGAGACCAAGTATTACCGACGGCACGGACCAACTGCTTCACCACATTCTCGGCCTGTTGCTTAGCTTGCCAAGACTGACGCATGCGGAGTACGTCCAGTTTCTGGGAGGAAAGCCTCGTGATGAAGCGGCTGTAGGAGTATTCCGTAGCCCCCGTATCATTTACCGTAATCGGAATCTGGTCAGAGGTGGAATCGAGGTTAATGTTCATCCATTCGGGACGGGGGTCCGTAGCACCGAAGGTTGCGATACGCCCGGAATCACCAACACCGTCAGTCCATTCTCCCGTCATAATCATCTGGGAGTTCCACGGAGAAGTACGAGCAAAGGTGCTGAACATGTTGGCGTTAAGAAGGTTGGTCATCGTGACCAGCTTCAATTCTTGGGCCTGAATTTCGTTAGGAGTAGTAGCCATTTGTAAATTAAATTTGGTTTAATTTGCAACGCCTAGTACTCTTTGGAAGAATTTGTTTTGGGGTCTTACGCGGTCATGGCAGGGTCAGGACCAAGAATTTTCACACCTGCATAAAGGTTTGTTTTGGTTTGCTCGCGGGAAAGCAAGAATGGGACACCGCATTTGATGCCCCATTCTTGTCATAAAATTACCAGTATGTCAAGGATTATTTATCATAATCCAAAGGCACTACCAATAATGTCCCCGACTGCGGTCGGCCCAGCGGGCGGCCGGGTCTCTGGGGCTTCAGGGCTACCACCGTTAGCGGAGGGGCGGGCCTTGCGGAGTTTGGCCACCTTCACGTTGAGAGCCTCGATTGTCGCGCGAGCATCTGCCAGTTCCTTAACCATGAGTTCGGCCAGTGCGCCGTCCATGAAGGAACCATTATTTATTTTATGGGCGAGATGGCGTGCGTGCTTCACATTCTCTTCGGTAATCTCCGTGGTCATGCCCAGTTCCTTGGCGCGTTCCTTCATCGCTTCCAACGTGTAGTTGTCGAGGTTGACGGTGTAGGTCCCGGCCTCCGGCTTGCCGCCCCGGCTGGCCTTCAACTCTTCAACGTATTTATCGGCTTCGGCCTGATAATTTCCGTGAGCAACGATGGCCGCGTCACGAACCTTAGCCATACGGACAAACTTGAACAAGGCGGAATCGCTGATGCCCAACTCTTTTCCGATTGCTTCGTAGGCTTCTTCACGGTCGTACTCGTCGAGGTCGGGATTAAGGGCAACTTCATTCAGCTTGTCCATGTCGAGGGAGGCTCCACTCGCGCGGGCAATCTCCGCAAGCTTGGCGTTAGCCTTATTGTACGGGGCAGTTACATTGGTCTTGTATTCTTCGGTTGCGGTGAAGGCATAGCCGCGTACAATTTCTCGCAGAGATTCAAGCTCTTCATTGTTGGGAGAGGATTTACCCGCTTCTTCCAGCTTGGCCTTCAAGTCCGCGATTTCTTTCTTCGCGCCCCTCAACTGGACGCGCATCTCGGCGAATGCCTTGCTCGCGGCCTTGCTCGCTTTCTGTTCCTTAGGACCATTGTTCTGTTCCTCGTTGTTCTGTTCATCCTCGTTGTTCTGTTCATCCTCGTTGTTCTGTTCATCCTCGTTGTTCTGTTCCTCGTCGTTCTGTGTCTCGTCGTTCTGTGTCTCGTCAAGGACGGTTCCCGTGGGGTTCACTACTTCATCATCAGCGATGCGAGGCCCAGCATCTGGCATGACTACCGTACCGTCCGGGGATTCAATAGGAGCCGTGGGGCTGGTGGGATTAACGGGTTGAGTGGAATCCGTGGGTTCCGGGGCGAACAGGGTCTGTTCAAAAATGTTATGTACGTCGTTGTGAATGGCACCACCTATGATGCCCTCCGCTACTGCGGGAATATTTACGTTGTCCATCTATGTATTACTTGTTGGGTGAAAGTGAGTTAATCCAAGCGTTACGCTCGGTCATGGGATGATTCATCATAGTTACCGGGGATTCGGTTTCTTCATTCTCTTCGGCCAGATTGAAAAGAGCGGCGATGACGGATTTGGCCCCTGCCGCGAAAGCTCCATTCAATGCGGCGGCTTCCATTGTGGGCTGTAATGTCGCATTGAGTTTCGACTGAACAATGCAGAGAGCTTCTTCCATTACCGGGTCATGCAGGAGTTCAGCAAGGCGACCAGTCGCCGCCTTGTTGCTTTTGAACCCTTCGACAGTGTAGGTGGGCACTGGTTTCATCGTGCACCTCCCAGCGATTGAGCCGCTTTAGCGTTGGCTTCTACGGCGTTACGAGTAATCTCGGCATCCTGCTTTTCCTTAGCCAACTGGATTTCAGCTTCCGTCTTCATGCGCTTCAATTCAATTTCGGCTTCGGCTTTCATCTGTTCAGGAGTAGGTCCTTCTTGGGGAGCCGCTTCTTCGTTCTGTTGCATCGCTTCCAAGGCCCGCATGCCGTTGGTAATAACCTCGTTGCACCTCTTGACCAGTTTCTCGTACTGTTCAAATTCAGGGACAACTTCCTTGGCGGCCTGCAAATAGTCCATGTGTCCTGCCAACTGGGCGACCAGAAGCTGTAGCGGCTGGGCAAGCTGGGCCATCTCTTCGGGTTCCAGCTGTGCGTCCGGTAGCATGGACATGATGAAGTTGGCATGCACTTCCGCGTGTGTCCTGTGGTCCTCGTTTGGCATAACCGGAACTTCCTGACCTGCCATGAGCTGGTTGTTCTGGATGGATGCGATAGAGGCGGCCACGGTTTCGGACGGGTTGGGGTCATCCTTCAACGGCATGAACAACTGCGCGGTGCGTCCATTCGTTTCGTTGGCAATAGCCATGCGGATGAGACGTTCCTGCCCAGCTCGTGGCATGAACTGCATGTAGTTGAGACACTGACGGAGAGCCATTGTACGGCGAACCTTACTGCCCGCACCGATAGGCGGGAGAGCGGTAACGCTGTCAAGGTCGATAGCGAAGAAGGCATCCCTTGGCACACCTGCTTCGTCCAGACGTTGGAGCATGCGTTCACGTTCCTTAAACCCGCCAATCCCTTCATCGTAGTCCTTGCGGATGATACGGCGAACGATTTCACGGAGAAGAATGGTCATGTGCTCCAAGAGCATATCCATGATGTTATTGCTGACCTTGCTCGCATTGCCCATACGGATTTCAGCTTCCAGCTGGGTGCGGCCCATGCCTCCATCAGCATTCACGTCAATCTCGCCCAAGCGTTCCCGGATTTGGTTCTGCAAGAATGCGAGGGGAGTTCCAGCAACTTGTTGCAGATTCGGTACGGGATTAGGAACCACTTGCGTTGATGGGTCCAAAATGGTATAGGCCCCCATCGGGTTCACCATTGCGGAGAGACGGGAGGTTTCATTGGTGGCAGAGACGTTTAACGCCATGCCGAGGAACGCCGCGTCCGTCGCTTGGTTCATCAACTTGTCAATGACACGAGTGTGAGGCAGAAGGTCATTGCCATATCCGCGAAGGGCATGAATATCTCCATTGGTGCTACTGCCCAGCGGGAAGAGAATGAAGGCTTCTTCCATAGAGTTGTAGGCTCCTTCCTTGGTGTAGAGGAACTTGGTGTCATCTACATCGCGGTTCTGGTCACGCTTCACATCCTGACCATTGCCGCCGCTTCCGTTGACGAAGAAGATGGAGTGAGTAACCGTACCGTTGAATTCGCGAACCCACATGTGGGCAATCGGAATACTGGTTCCAATTACGTCGGTCAGGGTGTAGTCTCCGTTTTTAAGCATCTTCTCGGTCTCCCAAGAGATACGCTGGGGCTGTACCGTCTGATTGTAACTACAGGTCTTCAACACCTTCATGACCTCTTCCACATCCCAGCCGGCTTCCCTTGCGGTCTGCGGGTCACGAATGAAATCGTAGAGTTCATGGGCACGAAGGGTACGAGTAGCAAACACAACCTCAAGGGTGCTACTGTCCGGCTTAACCTTTCGCTCGAAGGCAAACTCGTTCAGACTACCTGCCTTGAAGTACCAAGTGTCAGGGTCCTCAAAGTAAGCAAGGCCGAAGCCGTGGAATGAGAAGTTGTGAAGAAGGTCTGTCATGATGGAGGTGAATCCCGGCATGGACTTGACCATCTTCGTTACTTCGGTGGAAAGGATGTCTGAATAAATGGGGCGACGGGCGTTATCGCCAAAGGTGGTTTGCACCGAAACAAGTTCGGGGTTATCCCACACTTCACGGAGGCTGGCCGCCACCTTTTCACGAACAATCCGCATCGTGCGGAAGTTGTAGTTGGTTCGATAATTCTGACCAACTGCGGAAAGGGCCATTGGGTCATACGGGCGTTGTCCGTCCAGCTCTGCCTGTGCCTCTGTCCTCGCTTGCATGGATAGCTGGTCAGCGGTGAGGCAGAAGTAGAGCAAGGCGCGGGCTTGGTCAGCGGTCGGAACCCTTCGCTTGAGAAGGGTTCCGTTCTCGTCAACCACGCCAATAACCCCCGGACCTACGGGAGCATTTGCGTCTGGTTTCGGCATGTCAGTTATTTGTCTATTTCTTCTTCGCCCGTAACCGCGTCAGCCTTCATGGCTTTCTTGGTCTTGGACTTCACAGGAGAAGGTGTAGCAACTTTCACGCTCGGTGTCAAGTCCTCAACGTTCCTTAAGTCTTCGCGAGCCTTCGTAGCTCCACCGACTTGCTCGGACTGTCCCATCATATTGACAGATTCCGCTTTGAAGCTGGCGATAGATACCTCGGCAGGGGTCGTCACCGTGACTTCGCCAAGAACTTGGGGAAGCTTAAAGTTGTCCGCGTCAGGGATTTCACCAACGGTGATGAGGTCGTCCCAGTTCTCCACGTTGAAGCACTTCTCGGTCAGCACCTTGTCAAGGAAGAGACGGAAATGCTGGGAGATGGTGACGTAGGGAACTCGCTGGGGATAGAGTTTCGCCAGCTGGCTGGACATGACGAAGGTTCCGTCCACGGTGCGGGATTCATAAGAGTTCTCGGTGGCAGGAATCGTAAAATACTTGCCCGCAATAACCGGAGCCTTCTTGCGATAGAACGTTGCATCCAGCGTATCAATCGCGCCGGGCTTAAACTTTTCATTGCCGCGTTCGGAAACCCAAATGATAGCTCGTTCGTCCGGCGCGTTCTCGTAAGCCAGAGCCTGTTGCAGTCGGGCGAAGAGATGAGTAACGAGTGCGTAATTATCCGTGACAGGGGTCAGCAACTCAATCGTGCGAAGGTCCCGGAACTGATTCTTCAAGATTTTAATCATGGGTTCAGCGGCGGCCTTGGCCCGGTAAGGGAGCAGGAGCCAAACATCGTGGTCGCCACGGCTGGAAGCCGCAACGCTGTCAATGAGGTTCTGTGCAATGTTCGCGCCGTTGATGAGGACGCGAGGTTCACAAGGGATTGCTATTGTAGCCATTGTCGTTTATTTTGTTTTAGTTGCTTTGAGGGCGCGGCGTTCAGCCTGTATGCCCAAGGATGTGTCCGCTTGAGGCGGCAGGATATTGAATGCCCATTCAGTTACCAACTGCTGGAAGAGATACCAGCGGAAGTAGAGCTGGGATTCGACGAGAGGCTCATACATTAGATAGGAGAAGAAGGGGTACTTTCGAGGACTGCCCGGAGTTAGCGTGAGGGGTCTGATGAGTGGGGTTTCCGTACTATTCGAGAATATCTTTGTCCGAAAGTATTTAGGACGCACTCCATGCACCGGGTCAACATCCTTAAAGGCCATCACGTGTGTAGGGTTCGCCCGGTCAGGGTAGGGGTGCATGACCTCGCCACGTGTAGGCGCAAGCCTCGCGGACTTCCCGTTCACCCACGCAAGGTAGTAGGCACGGTATCTCCATGCTTTTCCCCACACCTCCTTATCCTGTGCTACCTCATGGAAGACGGCGGCATTCTCACTTATGGCCATACTCCGTGGTGGGTTTCAGGGTTTCATTCTCTTGTGCGTCTGCAAGGTAGTTGACGAAGTTAATGAAGGTAGCCGCGTCAAATTCGGGCAGTTCGTTCTTGTAACTGGCATACGCGCTTGTATTCGCCATCGGGATTGCGGGCCAAGGTTTATATTCCTTGGTCAGCTTCTCGGCAATACTGCGTAGGAACTGACTATATTCCTCCGACGGTGCGATGAGGGAAAGGAAAGCGTCTGCCCCGTCAGGGCTACCGGAGGTCTCTACCTCCCTGTCAAACGTCAGCGGGTCGTCCGCGTACTCGACATGTGAGAGTTTGGCGTTGTACTTACGCGTTCTCTTGACGGCCTTCTTGTACTTCTTCGCGTGTTCGCGAAGCTTGTCAAGGTCATCGAGCCACAGAGGAACCTGTTGCCACCATGAACGCATAGCTTCTACCCGCAAGCGGATAAGATAGGATGAGCGCATGATTTGGGTCAGGCATCCACAATGGTATTGCTTGCGCGTTAATTGCAGACGGTTCATCGTGACCACATTCCCACATGCACATTGCACGACATAGGGGTATCGGACATCATGGGAGTACCCAATGACCGTCAGAATTCCCTGACTATGACCAACAGGCAACGGTTCATCATCCGTCCCCATATAATCGGGGAACGTTTCTGGGGTCTTCACTTCCTCCGGCAAGTTCATGAGAGCTACCGGGGTCCAACGACGGAATACTTCCTGAATGTTTTCGGGTTTGGACATGACCTCAATATAGAAGAAAAAAGAATCTTGTCAAGTTTATTTAGTGTCTTCTTCGGGCTTTTCGCCCTTCTTCTTGAGCTTCAAGGTGATGGTACGGGCCGCGCTTCCTTCTTCCAGTTCAGGGCGAGTGCCATCCTTGTTCAGAGTTACTGGTCCTCCCTGCAATCCCATCTGCGTCACTATCTCGGTCTGTTCCAGTTCGAACTGCTGGATAACCTGTGACAGTAGGTCCATGTCGCGCTTCGCAATCGCTTCGTTAAACTTCTCCCACAGGCCGTGGCTTCGCTCCATGATAGAGAGGAAGAGAGGTACATCCTTAATTGATTGTATCTCTGCATCGGCCATGAAGGAAGCGACACGGGAGAATCCACTGTTCATCAGTTCTTTGTACTGACTACTCATGGATTCAACGATGTCAAGCTCTATCTTCGTCCTCGCCTCTTGGCGTTGGAGGATGCGTGCCTGTGTGTTCTGCGTGTACGTATTGAGAAGTTCATTGCGGATAGCCAGTTCCTCCTTCGAGAGTTGGACGCTATCAACAATCTTATCAACACGTTCACGGGGAAGGCCCGTAACTTCCGAGATGACGGGCACGGGAGTTCCGGCCTTGTACATCTCAATGGCCTTCCTTATAACGGTGTTCTCGTTGGAAATCGGTTTGGGTGTAGAAATCTTTGCGGCGGCTCTTAGGTCCATAGCATGTTCATTGCGGCGGTTACGTCGGAGGCAAAGGTGTCGCGGGCAGGAGCGGAGGCAGGAGCGGTGGCATTGCCTCCGACGAAGCCTCCGAGGTACCTGCCAATGTCTGCGGCTTCAATATATGCGGTTCCGTCTTCGCGATATTTGATTACCTCTTGATGTTCTACCACCTTATGGTTCTGAATGTCAAGCCTAATCTTACCGAACTCCGGTCCCATGATTCCCCGGCACACGTGCACCAATAGTGCTAGTGCGTCCGCGTTGTCCGGGGATTTATGAATCCGCTTCTTCATGGCCGCCTTGGGTTCCACGGCAATTCGGGTTCCATTCATGGTGTAGAGCCGGGATTTAAGCTCGACGATAGTTGTCGGGTCAAGGCCATAAAGTTGGCGAGCATTGATTGCCAGTTTCATGCACCCCCAAAGCTCGGAGACCTTGTTGCTATATTGCTGACATGCCTCTTGATTCTGCAACAGGCCAATGGGCACCTTGCTCGCCATACCCGCGAAGCTGACCGTCTGGAAGTCCGTGCCGACATGCTGGGCGAGGATGTCGATGAAACCAGTACCTCCGGTTACGTCTACGGCAAGGTACTTGCTCTCAACCCCGTTGGCCCGGAGAATCTCTCCAACTTGCTGGGCGATGTCGAAGTTCCTTTGCTTCATCCGTTCCTTGTCGGACGTAGACTTCAACAGATAGGTACGGAACACCGCGCACGCCCAAAGCCCTTCAACCGTTCGTCCGACTTTGGCGAGTTTAAGGCAGGACTGGTCGCCGCCGTTGGTGTAGGCAGGGTCCAATCCTGCGATGGTAATCAACTCGCCGTCTCCCCAGACAGGCATGGCATCCGCGCCACTGCCGTAAATTTCAGCCTCCGACATTAGTGAACCTTCTTCCGTATCATCTGAAAAGGTGGCCCGGTGGAACCGCATCACGAACGGACTATTCTCCCCGTACTGTTCAATCGTTTGCTGAACGATGTCCAACGGGGTGTAGAAGCTCCAATCCTCGCGGCCATATTTGATGCGGGGGTTCTGGGTGTTGTCGAAGCGGATGTAAATCCCGTCCTTGGTCTCCCACTCGTATTCCTCAAAGATGTCAACGCTGTTCCACCCATCCTTGGGCATAGCCATAACACCAAAGGCATCGGTGCGGCTCTTGGGGTTAGAGGCGGCCATCAGGGTAGGCGGCGTGTCCGCTCTGTTGGTGATGAGGTTGGTACGCCACACCTCGACGAGTTCAATCGGCAATTCGGAAAGCTCGTCGTAAAAGACGTGCATGTTCTTTGCCTTAATACCGATAAATCGGCTACTGGGGTCGCCGACGTTCGCGCAGGGGATAATGGAGATGCCACGGGAATCATCAATATCCCCGTCCTCGTTCACGCCTTTAATCTGTCCCTTACCGTCAACGAGCTTACCCGGAAATTCCTTGCGCCACAACCGTTTAATATCCTTGAAGATACGTTTCTTCGCACCTTCAATAGTAGTCGATGTGACTAGGCAAAGGGTATCGACCGGGTCAGCCAGATAGAAGAGCGTCGCCATGATAGCCATAGATAATGACTTCCCAGAGGACGAGCCTCCACCCATGATGACCACATCATATTTGCACGCGGTTTCAATCATCCGTTCAATCCACGGTGTCCAGATAATGGGAGTAGGACTGCCCTTGTAATTCCACAGGAGATTGATGGCGTTCTTAGCGTGTCCATACCTGCCCAGCCCTCCCTTCTCTTCGGGCCATGCGTATTTGAAGCACCAGAGTTCGATGTCCAATTCCGAAACTCCGTACTCCCATTGTCGTCCGTAGCGGGTAAAGTGTCGTGCCATGCTATATCCTTTCTATATCCCAGTTGTCGAGGGTCAGTGTGTGGTCGTCGTTCAGTTCCCGGTACGCATACAGTAGAATGAGAAGAGCGTCCGCGTTCTGCAATGTCACCTTCGCGCCGGGGAAGTTCTCCATCGCGATGCGTTTCAGGTTGTTCTTCCACTTCGTGCGGTCACGGGCGGTCAGGCCCGTATCATACGCCCCCACGGCCCTCATCCATACGATTGGGGAAACCTTTGTGACGGCGTACCCCGCCGCCGCGGCGTAACCGAGGACCTTCCCGGTTGCCTCTCCCAATACGCCACTACTTCTCGGATTGGACACCTTGCCACCCCCGCTCATGGCATAGGACATCTTCTCAATGTACATGATACGATGACGGCTACGTGGCAGTTTGTTTAATATGATTTCCAGTTCCCTTTCGTCCTCTGGCATGTGCTTTATCCAGATTTTCTTGCTCCGGGTGTCCGCGAGTACAAGGGCACCGTGGGTTCCGGGGTCAACTCCTACTAGTTGCATAGGAGAATATATCCCACAAAGTCCAGAAGGTCAAGCACAAAAATAAGACGGCCACCATAGCGTACTATGATGGCCGAATGGAACGTGCTCCTTTTTTACCCGCAATGCGGTGCTACGGGATAAACCCGTCAGAGCCGGGAGGGGGTTACTTGGTTACCGCGGAAAGGAGGCCCATCTCTTGGATGGCTTCAACCTGTCCTTCCACAGGATGCGGTTTGAACTTGAGATACGCTTTGGCGTAGCTGTTCTTCCCGTCGCGGGAGACGGCGCGTTGTGCACCAATCTGCACACGGAAGGGCAGGGAGCCGAGCTTACTACCCTTCAACATCATGAACTGGATGAAGGGAGCACCAACGCCCGTGTACTGGTTACCTTCCGGGGTGTATCGTGCCAGCGTCCACTGGTCGCCCATGAAGTCAATGGTGAAGAGAGCGTCAAGGTCATCCTCGGTGGTACTTGCGTCCTTAATACCCTGCGGCTTCTTAACCAGTAGCCACATGGCAAGGGCACGGTTGACCTGCGACTTGTCGAATCCTTCTGCTTCATACTCTTCCTTCGTATTCCACGTCTTAGCGTAAACGCCGGGCTGACGTTCGTTGTACGGGATGTATTCGCGGAAGAACTTACGAGCCTTCAATACGATACATTCAAGAGGATTATTGCGCTCGGCAACGACCAGACCATTGAGAAGGAACGCGCCCAAACTGCCAATCGGTTCTTCCAATTTGGCTTCATCACAAGAGGCTTGCCACAGTTTGAGGTAGGGAATCTGGATGTCCGAAGCGTCGGTCTCGCCCTCGAAGGAGTGGTATTCCGTAGCGGTTGCGAGTTGATTGGGTTCGGGAGTTCCCAGTTCCAATGCGTCTTCCGGGTCCATTCCCAAGGTTTCGTGTTCTGTTTTCTTAGTAGCCATAGTATTCGTTTATTCTTGGTTTTGGGTTGAGGGCTTGGGATTTATATAAGTAACTCTTTAGTACTTATATAATTACCGCTTCAACGATTCGCTACGCTAGAAAGAGAGTACCTCTTCGTCGCGGAACTCGAATCTCCACGGTCGTCGGCTTTGTTGCCCGTTCCCCACTCCCCGTGGGTACGTGGTTGAATGTATCATAGTTCAGGATTTTGTCAAGAACTTTATTTGATTTTGAGCAAAGCCATCGCGCTCGTCACTTCTTTCACTACTCCAAGTTCTTGAAGCTCTTCGAGCAACGATTCCTTGGCCTCCTTCATCTCGGCACGGGTGGCTCCTTCAACTTTGTTTTTATCTACCACCATGTCAAGAAGCTTCGACACAGGAAGGCGGGAGATGCTGTCCAGAATTTCCTCTGGGGAAATGTACTGCTCGACGTAGGCACGGAAGGCATCATTGTCCACCTTCACGGTATTGCCTCGCCGTGCGTACTTCCATCCGGGAACATCAATGCCGCAAGCGAAGAGGGTCTTGGCATAGTCCTTATGCACCTTGTTGGCCTCCGCGATAATGTTCGCAAAGGAAAGAAGGGAGCCAAGGGTTTCCGGGTTGCCCATCGCCGTACCGACGTTATCAATCATCCCCTCGGCTAGGTCCTTGTCCTTCAACACTTTGAGCGAGAAGTTACGGGCCATGCTGGTCACCTTCTTGCACTGGGCAAGACGGGAACAGTAGGGGCAGACGTGCGGAGAGGATGAGTAGGCATAGGGGTTCTCCGCGTCACGGCAATGGCGGGCGATGACTGCGCCCATGCTTTCCCTCGCGGTAGCTTCATCCATAGGGACGACAGACATGTCGGTAGTGAACTTCGGCCCCTTACCATCACGGTAGAACGCCGCAATCTTCATGCTTTCGGTCTGGCTGGGTTGTACCACCGCAAGGATAATACGCTTACATTCAGGGCGTTCTGCCATTTCCAGCAAACCATAGTAGATGAACTGGGTATTCTCGGCAGGGTCAGAGACAGGGACCATCCCCATTTTGTAGTCGATAATCATGGAAGTATCGCCATGCCGGACAAGAACGTCAGCCGTTCCGGTTTGTGCTTCGTCGTCTGGGTTGAAGACGATTCCTTCAAACTTGTGTTCAGGGAGTACTTCTACCTTGTCCGTTTGTACCTCGGTTGCGAAGATGGACATGAGCCTATCCACCATGTTGGATGCCGCAGTGTAGAGGATGTGTTCATGCTTGGTAAGAAGGGATTCTGGGTTCTTGGTTTCGAGGGCCGCGTGAACACGGGTCCCAATGGCCGCCGGGGAGAAGTCATCCTCTTCTTCCTCTTTAGTCATGGGGCGAGGCATATATCCGGGACAGGTAGCGAGCAATGCCATCTTACTCGGACTGTACTTGCTGTGAGTGTTGGTTTCGTTATTAGCCATTTGATGTTAATGCGTTAAAGCAAATTTCTTTTGTGTTGAGTGATTGTATGATTCGTTCCTCCACCGTACCGGAGGCGGTCACAATGTACTGCAAGGTGTGTGACTTTGCACCGAGACGGGCAATACGTCCTTGAGCTTGCAGGAGTGACGAGAGGGAAAAATCGGGCGAGATAAGCGCGGCGCGGGGGTGGCCACCCTCCGTATCGTGGAGAGACACACCCGTTCCTCCTGCACTAATCTGCACGAGAGCGAGAGGAACTCCATTCCGTTGGAACTTGTCCACCTCTTCCTGTCGGTTCTTCCCAGTCACCGCTCCACTAATCTCGGAGTAGGGAACTGTTCTCCCCGATTTATTGTTAATGAGTTCCGAGAGTGTGGAGAGACTGTCGAGGAAAGACACGAAGATGGCGACGCTATATCCACTATCCAGAAGTTCGACTGCCTTCTCTGCCATCGTGGGGAGCTTAGCCAATTCAGATTGCTGGCGAAGCCGAAGGAGTTCAACGATAGCGGGAAGTTCGATTCCCTTCTCGTTAGCCCGTTCGATGGACTGGTCCCATGATTTGTCCAGCTTGTCAAGTGCTTTCTGCAACTGTTTAATCTCTCTCATACCTTTCATGTCTACGTCCACGGACAGATATTCTATTCTATTCTCCGGGAAGAATGTGTCAAGTCTATCCTTGTCAATCTCTGTCATAACGCCAGCAGTGAAGAGCTTTTGTTTCAGGCTCTCCATCATGGCATGATTGCGCGGGTTGAGCTTAAACTCGATACCTCCCCAGAAGCTGTCAGTGCATCCGTGCATGCGTGCCCAGAGCCAGAACCCGCGCCGAGGGTCTTGAATCCACTTGGCATACGTTGCAGGAACGCTCATATCGAGGGGAGACATAAAAGGAGTAGCAGAAAGCATAATCGTTGGAAGCCTTTGATGAGCCGCAGTTAATGCCATGATGTTGCTTTGGCTACCATAGGTTTTGGCCTTGTGGCTTTCATCAAGGACCAGCAAGGAATCGTCGGGAAGGGTCCAAGCCCCGAAGACTATCCGGGACTTGGGAACCTTTGTAGGGCGTTTGTAGTAGGAGGTACTTCCCCTGCGCACCTTCTCCCATGAGAGGACATCCACCGCGTCCGCTCCTTGCTGTTCAATCGCTCGCTTCCATTGGGTCACTACGATGGCAGGGCAGACGACGAGAAGCCTCTTGCCCATAGCCTTCGCGGTTTCGATAGTAACCAATGTTTTCCCCGTACCCGTGCAGGATTTATTTATCACATAGCCGTGCCGGGTAATCGCGTCCACCATATCATGGATGCAATCCTCTTGGGGCGGGAATGGAGTAAGTGCGCTCATTTGCGATACTTGTCCATGATTTCAGGTTCGGCAAGGAGCGGAAGGGAAGAAGCCCACTGGGGAGTATCTTCCATTATCTGTTCGATGCGCTGGGCGTATTCCTCGGCATGGTCAGCCGGAACCATCACTACGGCTTCGTCATGCACGAGAAGGATAGGTTGCGCACCCTCTAATTCCTTGCACAAGCGATTGAACGTGCGGACCATGAGGTCACGTGCGATTGACTGGATGTTATTGTTGCTAAGGAGGTTAGTATTGACAATGGAGGACTTGTATCCGAAATCGACGCAGGTTGCGAAATAGGGACGACGACCGTCCTTGGGTTGAATGAGTTTCTTGTAACAGTTACGATAATAGAGCTTCCGGCCAGAGGGAAGGGAGAGCGCAAAACTATGAGAGGGGGTACGATAGCCACGAGCGGCCAGCGCGTCCAACTCTCTCCACCATGCTACCACTTCTGGGCTACGACTGCGGTACATGTCCACAATCGCTTGGCACTGGTCCCTGTCCATTCCGGGGTTCGAGCGTTGAATAGCCTTCCATCCAGCACTAAAGCCGCAAGCAAGTACCCCCGCCTTCACATGCTGACGAAGGTCCGCTTGCCCCGGAGTTTCCTTGCAGTACTGTTTGAAGTCCTTGACATCCGCGGGGATGAGGCCCCAACCTTTCGCGTTAGCGGCATAGATGTCCTTCTCACCAGCACGGAGGGTATCAAGAATTTTCTCCTGCCCGCAGAGCCAAGCGGTCAGACGTGCTTCAATCCCGGCCCAGTCACATACCACGAGCTTATACCCTTCGGGTGCTTGAATGGCGTTGCGCTGGTTAAAGCCCAGAACGTCTTCACGGTTAAGCTGTTGCAGGTTGAGCTTGTCGCCCCCGGCAGTCCAGCGACCCGTACTTGCGCCACAGTAGGTCAGCGTATAGGGGAGACGTTCTATCCCTTCATGGTCAGTATAGACGCGGGAAAGCATACGCTCGGTAATGCTAATCATGCGGTTCACGCTCCTGTACTTCCCGATAAGAGTTACCCACGGAACGAGGTGGCCATACTCTTCCAGCCAGTCCGTAAATAGTTCGCTGGCCTTACTCGTCGTCTCCGGCGGCGGGATGTTCAGTTCCTCGCACGCTCTACGTAGTTGGGGAATGGAGAGTTTCTTTTCAAGCGGGATAGCTTCCTTGTATTCCTCCTGCGCCTGATGGAGTTTCTCCAATCCGTCAAGAAGATACTGGCGGGAAGTAGGAACTCCGCGCCATCCCATGATGCAGGTATTGAGCCAGCATTCCCGTTCATCTTCCGGCCAGAAGTTCTTCATCTTGTCCCACACGGCGAGACAGTAGTAACTATCGCCCGCCACGTATTCCTTCATGTCGTCTGGGATGACTTCCATCTTGCGGAAATCAACGCCTTCGGCCTTGGCTCGGACCTCCTTGCTAATCTCTACTCCCCAAAGTTTTGCGACAATCTTGTCAAGAGAGCCATAGATGGCGAGATAGTTGGAAGCGGCACGGGAACAGAGCCACTCCTTGAAGGGCGGCCGGAAACTGGGAGTACATGGGATGCCCTTGGACCCCGGCGCGTGAAGTGCGAAGAGGTAAACGGCATAGTCGAAGCTGGCGTTAAACGCGACAAGGGTTTTGTCCTTCGTAGTTTTCTCCCAGTCAAAATCCTTCGGATGTCCTACCCAGCAATACTTCCCGTCATAGACGGACATGATGTATGCGTCGAACCGTGGGTCCAGACAGTAGGAATGCGGGTCCATGAACTTAAGGGAATATTTCCCCTCGTAGTATGTTTCAAAGTCAACGGCAAGAGTATCGCCTGTGAGTTTGGTCTGGTCGTCTGTAATCTCCATTTCATACCCCGGAATGCGAGGCAGTGAAAATGATATAGGGTTCTTATCTAATTCTTCGTGCATCAGTGTTTGGGTGTATTTAGTTGTTCCTTCGCTTGCGCGTAGTATTCTTGAGGTGTGCTCATAGGAATTCCGGCGGTTCTGTCCTTCTTGTACAGTTTCACGGCACGGTTCATGCGGTTCACGACTTCCCGGCATTTTTCGTTTGTAAGGTGTACGCTATCCTCAAAGGTGAAACCTTCATCCCGTCCGGTCGCCGCGACGAGGCGCAATGCGAGAATGGCGATGTCGGTTGCCTCCTTTACGCGGTCCTCCGCGTCAGCTTCCCGGTATTCTTCAATCTCCCACAGAAGATGGCGCAGGAGGTCAGCGGCTGATTCCTCTAATCCCATATAGGAGAAGTGGGAATCAACTGTTTGGGCGGCGATTGCAATTTCGTTGTACATAGTTTAGAGTGATATGATAATGAAGAAGAGGGTGACCAATGTTGCGGAGAGGCCAAAGATATTGACGTTCATGTCCCGGTTACTCCGTTTCAATAGGTGCGTGATGGTGATGTAGATGAAGGACCACACCCACAGAACGATGAGGACGAGAATGAGCGAGAAGATGAGGGAGTTCAGTAGGGGCATGCCATTGACCAGAAAGCCCATAGATAGGGAGAGGTAATAGATGCCCATGTAGGGGGATAATTCTGCTAGGTCTTTCATGATTAGCTCTTCATCGCATTATAGAGGCAGAGTATAGGGACTAAGTAGAAACCAGCGGCGGCGACCGCCCTGAAAAAGAAAGAATCCTTCTTCGGAATGGAGTTCACCGTAACAACAAAGAGAATTTGAAGCACGTGACTGCCGAGTACCGCTAAGAAGCACGTCATCCACGAATATTCAGGAGAATACCCTTTAACCACTAGGGTAAGGACAAAGGGTATGAATGAGAGAACCGGAAGCATCTGCTCTAACGTGTCCTCGAGGTTATCCCTAAATCTTTGAGAGTAGTCCATGTTTTCCAATGTCATAAGTCTTTTGGGCATAAGAGGTTAGATTTAGTATTCACCTTCTTCCTGCAAGTCGATAATCCAATCAAGGGAGTCAATGGCCTTGTTCAGCTGGTCGCGCTTCTGGCTAAGTTCACAACGTTCGCGGAGGTTCTGGTTCTGCGCCTTCAAGTTGGCGAGACGTTCATTGGACGGACGTCCCAGCTTCTTGCCATTCTTGCTATAGCCGGGGCGAGGGGAATCCGCAACCGTGGTAACGTGCGTATTATTCATCAAGTTGCCAAGACCATCAAGGAGATTGATTAGCTTGACAATGCGGTTGTGGTTATTGCGAAGGGACTTCAATTCCGCTTCGGCTTTTTCCACCTGTGAGCGAAGCTCGGATTCAAGAGCTTTCAACTCGGTGACCATGTTGTCGTCGGTTGTCGTAGTCATGTTTGTTGCTTGTTTGCTTAGTTGTATTCTATGGGATTAGCGGAACGGGATTGGCCCCGCCCCGGAATCCCGGTGACGAGGCCAATGTATCAAAGATTAGATTTTTGTCAAGAAGTTTTTGGAAGAAATTTTTGAGGGAGTTGTAACTCCTTCTCTTACAGTTCTACATGTAAGTCTCTTTCCTTCCATTCAGGGAATCTTGCGTACCATCGTTCCTTAGATTCCGCATCCAAAACCCTCAACCAGTCCTCAACCATTAAGTAGGTCATGCGACGGAAGGAGGTGTTCTTACGCACAATCTGCGTTGAATCCGTGAACTTGACATTCACGTTGCAGTTAGCGTAAACGCTTCCGAGGGCGTTCGTAAACGATTTAGTCTCGGATGCCGTGGGTTCCTTGATGTCGAGGAAGGCCCTATCCTGTTGTTGCGCCTTAATGTACCGGAGAAGAGCCTTGGGTGTAGATACTTGCTCATAGAAGGCCCTAGCAATGTCAGAACCATCCTTCGTCTTGTCACACTTGTAATCGACCGGACGAACCATATTGGCGAGGTATTCTTCACTTCCAAGGTCAACACCGTATTCCTTGTTGAAGTCTTCCGACACGTCGGTAAGCTTTCTCCATGTAAATTCACCGGGACCCGCATGGTCCGAGATGTATTTAATCTGCGCCCAAAGCTGTACCTTGTCAATAGCCATCATACGGTCCACTCGTTCCCACGTAGCATCGAAGGCTCGTTCCTGCGTCTCCGGGTAGCCCGTATATAGGAGGATGAATCGACGGTTCCCTGTGGGGTCAATGAGCGGCTGGTCATCGTTGGTAGAGCCAATGAAGCTGGCGATGTGCTGGAAGTCTGACAGGTTCTCCGCATACTTCCTTCGGTCCGTAGAAGCGTTGGAAGTGATAAGCTTCTTAATGCGGGAACTCATTTTGCGGTTCTGTAGGATGTCATCCACTTCGGACCACTTGAGCACCACCAACTGGGAGAGAAGCATGGAGAGGTCAACACCTTGGGAGGACATGTCCTGCACGTCTGTCATTAAGCCCTTAATATTTCCGAAGAGGTTGTCTGCCCACTTGTCCTTACCCGTAGCGGGAGGTCCGACAAAGATGGGCATGTAGTTCTGCGGAATCTCGGAATCTCGTCCGGTGATATGGAGGATGAGCCGTCGCCATACGGTGACGAGCCACGTAGTGAGAACTGCATCTCTCCATGTGTCGGGAGTAAATGGCTCCATGCCTTCGGGGGCTTGGGGAACCGGGTGCTCCTGATTCATGGGAAGAAGGCTCAAGTACTCGGACAACCTGTCCTGCCCGTCCCATTCGTTACAACAAACGAGAGTGGCAAGCGGGTGATAGGAGGCACGAGGGCAGAGCGCATAGAACGCGTCGGAGAAATACTTGAGCGGAGTGTGTGCTCCATCCGTAAGCCTCTCCCACCATGCGGTGAGTGTGGCTAGCGTGTCCTTGTCCGTGTTATAGAACTTACCTGTATTGAGGTCGAGCAACTCATTGGAATCACGCAACAAGTTGCGCACGGGAAGGTAGCCAAGGCCTTGCAACATGATGCGGAGGTTGTCAATCGTAATCCGCGGAGTTCCATCCTTCTTCACATGGAGGTATGCCAATCCGTTGTAGTCAATTTCACTACGTTCAGGCAGTCCTTTAGTCCCTCGGTTATTAACGTCAAGACCACGTTGTGCGCATTCCATCAGAGGAAGGGAACTGGCCCACGGATAGACTTCCAACTGGTTCTTGTCATCGCATTCGCTTTCGTAGTTCTCTCTGGCTTCGAGGTCCGTGGTATATATCTTCCACAACTTCTGCATCGGGAGCTTCACCTTCTTCCGGTCCTGACAGGAGCCGTGAAGACAGAAGAAGAACGATTGAAGAGGGAAGTCCAAGTTGATTTCCAGCATGAGGTCCGTATTCTGGCGAGCATTGGTACATGCTTCCTTACAACAGGGGCAGTAGTTGTAGAGACGGTTATTACCATCCGGTCTGGTCCTAAGCATCTCACGTACCGCGGTCGCCTCCGGCTCGTGTCCTCTATTTTCCAACCAGTTAGCGAAGTCGCGGAACACCTGCGGCAACACTTCGCCTTCGCGCAGTTCACGGTTGCAGGAGCGGGTCCTCGGTGCTTTCTTCTTACCATACTTGGCAATCAGTTCCTCGGTGTCAGAGGGTAAGGTAAAGTAGGGAGCCTCATCCCCTAACGGCGCGATGTACTGGCCCCAATAGATGTATTGGAGACGTGCAGGGTCATCGCATCGCGGGTCCGTGAATAGTCCCGTCCGGGATTCCACGGTCTCCGCGATATAGTGGTAGATGGCACTATGGAGAAGGAGACGCTTGTCCAGCAGTTCCTCCGCAACCTCGGTAGCCGTTTTATCCGTGGAATCCGTGGATGCTCCGGGGTTGTTGAGCTTTTGAGTATAGGATGCGGAGATACGGAACAACGCCTTAATCCCGCCGCTGGGGCTGGTATATGCGAAGAGGAATCCGGGAATAGTGGGAAGAATGGATTGGGCAGTGGAGAAGAGAGCATCCGCATCATCCGTATTCCCATCATGGCCACGGTCAATATCTATCCCAAATATTCCGGTATGTTCCCAAGAATAGAAATCGGTCATGACTTGCTTCTTATTGGAGAAGTACATGCCGTCCAACTCTTTGGGCGCACCGAGGAACTTGACGGAGGGGACGAAGGCAGGGAGTGCCCGCTTCACCAGAGGTAGCCACCCCTGGTCTTCCCACTTCTTATAGGTACGGGTGAAGAGGGAGGGGAGAGAAACTCGCGGCTCCCTCCCTTCCTTCATGTCGTACATGGTTGAGAAGAACCTCCAACGCAGTAGCTGGGGCTGAATTTTAGCCCCGGCGGGCGCGGAGAAAAAGCTCTCCACGTCCGCAAGGTTCACTTGATTCGGATGGTTGCATCCCCCGGCATTGGGGAATTTATCCTTATCATAGGTGAGTTGTCCGTTGGTTAGGCCTACGGCGGTCAGTTTTGTTTCCGGTATAGACACGGCGTTTACTTCTTGGGTTCAATAGTTGCGAAGACGGGTTCAAATTCTTCTATACGGGCCTCCGCGCTTTCCTTCTCGCCTTCTTTGGGCCACTGAATAAGTTGCCTCTCGTTCATCTCGCGCAAGGTGGACATGAGGCTGGAAAGGGAATAGACCTCATTACGATGGAGGGCGAAAATACCTACGGGACTACGTCTCCCTTCTTGTGCGAAGTGAAGCACTTTCAGGTATCGCCTCGCGGTGTCGGTGGTCAGTTGTGGCATCACCTCCCAATAGATGAAGTGGGAATTGGACGCAGGACCTTGGGCTACGGGGCATGGGATATGGAAGTTCTCTTCTATCAGTTTGATGGTCTCCGTATCTTTGCTCTTGGGAAGGTTCCGTACAAAGTCCATAGCCCGTGGCGCGAGCGTGAACATGGCACCCTCGGAACCCACGGAATCCGCGATATCGAGGGCTACCGTGGATGCGCAGAGCAATCGGTTGAATGGGGTCTCGGTTACCGGGGAACCATATATTGTGGTCAGGAGCTGGTAGAATGTCGGAAGCGTAAACCGGACGAAGGGCCGCTCTGCCAAATATTGAAGCAAAGCCACCAATGGCGTAGACGATAGCGGGCGACTGTCCGGTCCCTGTATATATATTGGGAGGGAATCATTTTCGAGGTAGATGGCGTCGCAACATGAACTGTTGCGGGGAGATACCCCTGCGATGGGATATTCATCCATGAAACTCCGCAGATAGAGCATGTACTCCAGCACAAACTGGTTCACATGGTCCTCGACGGTCCGACTAGTGTTTTGTGGTGTTGATGTATTCATCGACGGCACGGTAGCAGACAGGACGCGGGCTGTCAAGTGAAAATTCAAAAACTGTGTCATGATGGTCTGTTATTGTGTTATTGTGTTAGGATTGGGACAAAGGTGCCCTCTGTTCCAATTCTTTGGTAGTTGTAACCTATTGAGGTTGCTCGTTTTAACACAGACCCTAACAGAGTTTTCGGCTGATTGATAAGTTTTTGACACCTCTGTTAGGATTTGAGAAGTCCATTGATTATGAGGAACTTGCTTCTGTTATTCCGTGGATTCTGGGTTCCGTGGGTTCCGGGGCTAACAGAGGTGTCAATTAGTTATTGTTAGGTCATAAGTGATTGATAGTGAAACGGTAGTAGCGTCCTTTTTTCTAAAATAACATAACATAATACATATTTATTTTTAATATTTTTTTATAAGAAAAGGGGTATAGGGTTCCCTATATACGTATATAATATTCAATGGTATCAATGTTAAGTGTTAGGATTTCAGAAGCGGTTCAATCTAAAGCACTTAACTATCACAGAGCCAATGTTAGGCCTCTGTTAAACTCTGTTAGCCGAAGGGGGTTTTACTGATTCTCAACGACTTATGAAGAGCCGAACCTGTGTTAAACATTGGTAATGCCTTCAAGGTCAGTTATAGGAGAGCAAGCTCCTTAACCTTAATGTCTTCCTACTATGATTTTAATTCTCAATCGCTTACCTTGATTTTGAGGCTATTGGGTAAAAGAAAACCCCGGAAACAGGATAAACCTGCCTCCGGGGTTCCATCAACACCTACAAACAAATGTAGTCCGTCGCCTTGGGATTGGTGCATTGTCTTGGTGGCAGAACCTATTAAACGCCGTGGTTCTTGCCGTTCTGCAATGCTTACGAACTGGCGTAGGATAGCACACCCTAAACAAATGTCAAGAACTTTGTATATTGGCCAAACGGGTTGCACATGACAGACAATCCCCAAATCCCCTGAATTTAATCGAGGGTCCTACCCTAGAACGCGCCGCAACCATCCCTCCGCTACAACTATCCACCCGGACCCCATCCCCTCCTTCTACCTCGCCACACTGGATTAAATTCGTAAACGCGTCCATCACGCTGATTTCCTCTTGACTTTCTCCCCTGATGTGATATGTTGCACCTGTTCGCTCCGAACGGCAACCGAACCAGCTAAGCTCAATGCTTCTGGCTATCCCAAGCAAGGAACTTGCTCGCCACAGGAGCGGACCAAACACTCTCCTTTCTACAGGCATTTTCCATAGTTACGCCCGTGGGTAGTCTCGTCAAGCTACCTGCGGGCTTTTTCTTTACCGCCAAATCCGTGAGAGCCGCTCCCTCGCATTATGCCCGCCGTGCGCAAATTTGGTCGATGGTAGTGCCCTATCTCCTGTTTCATGACTAATGTACCATCTCGCTACCTATACCCCGCCACACTCTAGTAAATTTGCCCGAATTTAATCGAGGGTCCTACCCTAGAACGCGCCACAACCGCTGGTCCGCTATAACTACCTGCCCGAAGAGTATGCCCGCCTTCTAGGTCGATACGT